AATCTGGTTAGTAATTCAAGGTGAACACCAGATGGAGCGCACGGCTCCAGACAGCGCGCCCACAAAGCGCCTGTTAACTTCGGTAGATTGGGATGAGTTCCACACCTCACTAGTAGGTCGTCCCGGTCTTAGGCGGTTACCCGCCAACAAGTGGGACTACAAATACAACGTTGAACAGACACGCATGAACACTGACCCTTTCATCCGTAAAGCAATGAAACTTTGGGATCCCGTATTATACGAATCACTACATGGTAAGTCAAAGAAGGCTATCTTGGGTGATGGTCTCAAATCTTTTTCTGCTTTCGGTAGATGGGAAAGAAAACGCCCGCATGACAAAAAATTTAGCTCCGCTTACGCAAGAGCGATCTTAGATGCCAAACGTGTGTTTACACCACACGAAAAACTTTCCCGTCTCTCAGTTCCTGACGTGTGTGATAAAATGAATCTCGACTCTGCTGCTGGATTTTCTTTTCCTATGAAGAAAAAATCTGATTGCATTGAAGAGTTGTTCGATACTGCCAGTTACATGGCACATTTTATTGCTGCTGGAAAAAACGTTTTCATTCCTCCTTGTAAGCTTGCGCTTCGAGGACACCTCTCTTCAACCGAAGAAGGAAAGACCCGATCAGTTTGGGTGTATCCTGGAGAAGTGTCTATCCTCGAGGGTAAGTGGGCGTTACCATATTACAAGTACCTGGAGGAGCATGTACCGGAAGTTCATTTTGGACAAGGTGCAATGCAACGCCTAGCAAAGATGCTCGTCGGTGGCCTAGCCACACATGATGAGTGCACTGAAGTGACACTTGATTGGAGCGGTTTTGACGCTACAGTTCCAAACTGGCTCATTGATGATGCTTTCGATATTCTATTTGACGCATTCGATGAGACAGCCGTTTCACATCAAGGTGATTTAGTGTTTGGTGGACAGCACATGGCTGCTAAGAACGAGGCAGTCAAATCTTTTCTCCGTACATATTTTAAAAAAACTAAGATAATGTTACCGGATGGATCGACTTATGTCAAGAACCACGGCATTCCGAGTGGTTCTTTCTTCACCCAAGCCATTGGTTCAATCGTCAATTACATTGCCGTTAGAACCATTGACTATTCGTTTGGTTGGTGTGGCCGTCGCTTTCGAGTTTTGGGCGATGACTCCACTTTCCTAGTCCCATATGGACAGGGTAGGGTAAACCCTGATTCTGTATCTGACCGAGCATGGCACTGGTTCGGCCTCGTGTTAAAACGAGAAAAACTGCGAATTGCTGACAAACAATCGCAGCGTAAGTTCCTGGGTTATCAAGTTCAAGCTTATCGCTATGAACGACCCACCGAAGACTGGTTCTCAATGGTTCTCTATCCTGAACGGGATGTTGAATATTTAGAACAGTCTGCCTCGCGAGTCATTGCATACTATTTACTAGGCGGGTGCAATGACGAGCAGTATTGTCGTTTTCTT